ATCTTTCATGGTGCTCCAAACTTTTTCAAATAGCCCCGTGGCAATAAGCTCTTTGTTGAAAATGCTCTCAATGACGTTCTGGGACGCCTGGCGATTATACTTTCGTGTAAGTTCGAGCGTTTTTGGACATAACCCCACTTCACGGAATACACCTATAATAAAAGTGCCGCAGTCAGCACCAACACCTTTCACTAATTGACCAAAAAAGTATTTTGTACCAAACCACGTTCTGGCACAATCTACAACATCGTCCTGCCACATAAAAACCTCACTGAGTCAAGGAAGCGTACAAAATTTCTGGCTTCGGAATGTACTCAAATCCGAAAAAATGCGTCATGTTATTAAAACGATCACGACACGCTGTAGAAGTCCTATTGCAACCAGGTGAAGCAATAACAACATCATCCACAGTGGGAACACTGGGTAAAGGGGTGAGAAGCTGAACGAAGCCATTTCCATGATAACTGATAGACCGACGAACGCCATTCCAATAAAGTTTCCCACGTTCCCAGTAACCCTGGGAATGATTAGAAAAAGCAAACATGGGGGCAATAATATTCACCGTTGTCGATCCGTCATCAATCCCATCCACTTCCTTCCAGTCATCTTCGTTAAGCTCACAAAGGGTGTGGAATGCTCCTGGAGCGGCTGTAGAGTAGTGTGAATGCTGACAAAACTCGGAGTAGATTAATTTTGGAAACTTGTCACCCAAGCAGTCGAGAATGGATCCGACTGATAACGTTAGCGCCCCCTTAGCGTAACCGATCTCCCCTGTCACGTAGCCATCCCAGAACATCCTGCCTACTATACTGGGATCAGAATAGTCGATAACCCACATTCGCACACGGGCGTTGCGAAAAAAATCACGTCGTATGCACGAAGGGATGCTCAAATTCTCAGACCCTATTTGAATACCAACAATACCTATGGTTAGATCCATCTTATCCACTTCCAAATTAGCATGGTATTGCACAGGGCCGCGTTGCATGGGTATAGATGTAAACGTATAACCACCGTACACAATGTTCTGCTTATGCTTGGTGAGAAGCAATGTGGAATTTTCATTGTCTTTCAAGTCAATACGACAAATTTCCGCCAATGTTAAGTTTTTTGCCAGAAAACTAATGTCAACCATCTTATCCCTCGATCAGTTCGAAAGCACCGAAAGTAAACAAATAGTAATTGAAATATTCAGCGTTTATTTCATCTTCCATGAAACGGACGGTGTAAGAATTTTCTGTCCAAACGACCGCGCCGTCACTAACCGTTCCATTTTCCGTCGCGGGCCAAGTGGGCTCACTAACACCCGTGGTTCCAGCAGTTGTGCACTTATAGGACCGCCCATTTGCTGTGGATGGACGCACTATCTGACCGACAATGTAAGCAGTTCCCGCTTGCCAAGCACGATCGCCGTAACACTCCTCTGGGTTTCGAAAATAGAAAGACTCGTAAGAGCCCCCACGTGCCTCAAAAAATAATGAGATGGTTTCGGCGTCCGCTGTTTCTTTGTTTTCCAAAGTGCACTTGAACTTATACGTCGGGGTGGGAGATAATTTTATGCGCTGCTCCACCCCACCCCCAAACGAAATAATCTGCGTTTCAAAAATGGGGGTCTTTATTACAGGATACGAGAGAAGAACAGTCGTGGGAAATGTTGCCATTTTAATTACCTGCCTCGTCGCGCCCTGTGATTATCACCCTGTGCGGAAAGTACCGCGTTGGCAATTAATTTTCTATTTTGTTGCACGTATGCCCCAAAGGAAGCTGAATCCAATGTAGAAACGTTAAACTGGACAATTACTGGCTGCACCTGCTGCTGTGTATCCGAAGAAGAACGAAAAACTTTATTGTCAGGAACCACATGCTCATCATCTGTGATTATAACCGCTCTCTCGTTAGAAGCTAGGTTTCCAGAGTGGTATCGCGGTGCTCCTGCGAAAACACCGGAGGGCACCATTCGATACTTAGGGAACTCACCATAGGCCTTCCTCCCTGTGTGCGCTGTGGCAGCCCACGTCAAAAGCTCGTTCTCACCGAACGACTCAATGCCCCCACCCCCACCACCAAAGATATCACCCAATCCCGGTATTTTACCGAGCAGGCTAGACAAACCACCCCCCGAACTACTCGCAGACATCGCAGAGAGAGAAGCAATCAAACTATTTATTAGACCAATGACAGGAAACATTCTCCCAATGGCAGTCTGCAGTACAATCCCGAGTTGTGTGGCGTTGGTATCAACCGTCTGAGTAAGATCGTCTAACGAAGCATCGACATCTTCAGCCCCCTCCTCCATTTCTTCAGTAACAACGTCCGTGGGGGCTGAAACAGGGGTGTGCGACTGCGGATGTCCTGCAGGAGCCCAACCCTCAGAACCTGTGTCAATTGGCGTCCCCGAAGGGGATACTCCAGTGAGCTGAACAACGTCAGCCCAAACGTGCATTAAGGCCGTTTTTTGCTCTTCTGGTGGTGTGACACCGGGTATCTTTATACCAGAACCTTTGAAAATATCAGCGAATGGTCGCATTATCTCCGCTGTAAGAGACTTTCCTATTACATCGAAAACACTGCGAGCCATTGCATCGGCAATGCCGTCGAGAAAGTTTGTAACGAACGACTTTAAATTACGAATTTCACCTTTGTACACTTTAAAGAAGGAATCACTCATGGCATCAGCCATGCCATTAGCAGCATCCCTCGTTATTTTCTGCAGGTGGGCGGCAACATTTGTCCACTCCCGAACAATGTCTCCCATCTCTTTACGCATGACGGCAAACATATCCTCTTTCTCAAGGATACGTTTAACATCGTCCAGCTCTTTCAATTGTAATTGAATCCGTTGTGAAGAAGCATCCTCAGCTATTTTTACTTTTTGCGCCTCCGCTTGTTCGAACTTCACAACTTCTTGCAGCTTGGCCTGCTCAAGTTTGTCACCAGTGAGAACACCTGCATCAACCTGCTTCTTCATCCATTCTTGATACTTTTTAAACTGCGTATCAATACTACGGATTTTAGAATCTTGTTCCCGCTGAATCATCTCGTACATTGATTCGTAATAATCTTCAGCGGAAATGACGTTGTTCTCGTACAGGTACTGAGTGAGTGTCCTCTCATTCTGAATACGATTCTGAACGGACTCTTCGTATCTCTTGTTGCGTGTTTCAATGATGGAAAGAACAGACTCGCCAAACGTCCTGTACAGTTCCCTGCGCTGTTGCTCAGCTTCAACGAGTATGCGCGTGAGAGTCTGCTGATGTTTTACATTCAGTTGTACCTCTTTAACACGAAGAGCCTCAAGATCAGCGAGTTCTTTTTTCTTTACAGCTTCCTTTTCCTTTGGGGTATCCGCCTCAGCGTAAAGAAGTTTGTACTCATTCTGCAATGCGCTTTTTTCCGCTTGCAAAACTTCTTGCTCGGCAACAAACTCCTGCAACGCTAAGTTAGAGACTTCTGCGTAATATTCCTCGTGGGACTTCAATCCTAACTTATGCTGATTTTGAATGATGTCAAGCTCTGCCTGGGCGAGTGCCTTGATTTCGTTAAGCTCTGCCTGGGCGAGTGCTTTCTCAGCAGAGATTAGACTTCGTGCGGCCCCGGTATCACCCGCTCCCTTTTTCCCTTTTATGTCTGGCGCGGTCTGGCCCGTTGTTTTCTCCGCGGCTTTTTGTAATTCTTCACGATTCTTAAGCTCTGCCGAATAAGCGTTTATGATCTTCTTCTTAGCTTCAATCTCACGATCTAAACGAGATACAGAATTTTCCGAAACTGCGCCTGTAACGGCGTCAAAATGCTCCTCCTCCTTAACACCGGAAGCAAGGATCTTATCCCTCTCCTCCGTAAGTTTTGCCAATGCCTCATTTTCTGCGGCTAGTTGGGTGCGAAGATCCTTGGATTCTTGGAGCTTCATACCCTCGATTTTCTTATCAGATTGGTATTCCGGCTGACTTTCCTTATACGAATCAGACAACGATTCGAACAAGCTATAGATGGCGTTACCCACCATCAACAAGCGGCCAATGGGTCCCAATGCTTTCCAAAGCATCGGTAAACCCCAAGTTACCAACCAAATAATTGCTGTCCGAACCGCACCAAATGCCAAAGCAAGTTTTGTGCCTGCCCCGGCGGCGCCTAAAAGAGCACCGACAAGACCGCCTGTAGCTGCCCCGGTCATTGCTGAAAAATAAGCGCGAAGTGCGTCGGCTTGTTTCCCTGCAATTCCAAGCCATTCAGCAACTTTCCCCAATAGGGACAACAAAAGTTCGAATGGTTTTAATGCTACAGATACAATATCACCAAGTGCGGAAAACGCATTTCGTATTCCCTGGATTAGAGCGTATGTAACTTTTCCCGCAGTTCCCAGATTGTCCAGTTTATCCGCCCAAATACCCGTTTGGTCAACAGCCGCGAGCATCCCACGGGCAATGTCATTGACAACCCCCATGAACGTTCGCAGTGCCCCCTCTGACGCGAGCGCATTAGCACCGATTTCCCTCAATATATTCTGAAAGATTTGCCATTGCGCGGGAATGGTCATCTTCATAATGTCAGCGGCTTTAGTCAAGCCACCCTCAGCACCAGCGATATCCTTCACGAGCCGCAAGTACTCTTTGTACTGATCCAAAAATGCAACGAGTACACGACGACGCTCTTCACGAGTTAGTCCCTCAAGGAAGGACATCCACCCAGCAGGAATGGAACCGCCAGCACCGATATTAAAACGGAGATTCTCAATGATTTTATCGAACTGCTCGGCAAGGTTCTTGTCTTTGTCCAGTCCTTTGTAAAGATCACCACCGATCTCGTCGCTGAGCTGCTTCAGTTTTTCGTTGGCTTTGGAAGAGGTAAGATTCACCATCAAGCCGGACATCAAACGGCCTGCGCTGGCAGCGTTGATTCCAGTGTTGGTGATGGCAACGCTCATTGCCAAAAGCTGGTCCAGGGTGAAGCCCGCCTGTTTGGAAGTCTCACTCATGTACTGTAAAACTTTAGTGAATTCTTCCGGACGGATAACACCGATGGCCTGTGCGCGAAGGATCTTGTCAAAGATAAGCTGGAATTTTTCTGCGTCGGTTATCCCCTCACCCAACTGGTCCTTGAACACGTTGAACGCACCAGTAACGGCTTTGGCAAACTCGTTGAAGTTGATCTCCTTAAAAGCGGATTTCAACTGAGCTATACCAGAGACCATGTCTGCCACGACGCTGTAAGGAACACCAGCGCTAATAAAAGCCTGCGTAGATTCACTTATCTGTTGAAGCGTTAAGGGATACTCGGTAAGAGTCCTGCGCATCGAGAGCATAATGCGCTCGGTGTTTTGCCTGGTTTTCTCCGAAACCTGACCGGAGGTGGCTTCCCAACGAAGCAACTCTGCACGGGCTTGATCCAATTGTGCAACATACTCAATGACCTCACGGCCAGCAGCAAAACCCCCGAAAATCAAAGCGCGAGCAGCGTACCAACGTGCCTGAAGTTGTATCATCCGACCTATGTCGGTAATGAAGCTGCGCACGTTCATCTGCATGTCGAGCATACCGAGTGAGCCACGACGCATTGCCTGCGTCTGGTTGTCCATTGCTCGGGTAGCTGCATCTAAACGCTGTGTAAGAATATTTACTTGTTGACTAAGATCTTGGATGGCGCGAACGGGGGCGGCCTGCTGAACAGACCGCATCGTGTTTTGGAGTTCTCTGATCTTATTGATTACACGATCGAAATTTTGTTCAATAGCTTCGATGACTAACTGGATCTTCACGTCGTTCGGCATCGCGTATCACCTGAATATTTCGATCGCATGTAGAACACTCTACTTTATTGCCGAATCTCTTTGCAGCGGCTCGGCAAACCTCGCAATACTTGTCTTCGACTGAAAGCGGCCGTTGTTTTGTATTGCCTAAAGATTTACGGCCACTGAAAAGATTATGAATAGCCTCTCTTATAGCCACCTCCTTGGTACAGTAATCAATGTATGGCTCACTTTCATCTGGTGTAAACCCCCACATTACTGCGTCGCGCTTGGTGATGTCTCCACGGCAGAGGAGGGTAACGACCCAGTCGATGTTGAAATCGCTGTTTTCGTCCTCTTGTTCAGATGATCCAGTGCCGTTCCGAACTTCTCCAAGACGGAAGTAATGGGGTTGATAGTAAAAAAATCCTCCACCACTTGAACCGACTGTTCGAAAGTAATCTCGAACTCAAGGAATGCCGCCAAAGAGGAAACATCCTTATCTTTCAACAACTGCCCATCCTCGGTGAGAACCACCGCGATCACTACGGGCAGTTTCTCACCGAGGACGTCAATGAGCAAAGGAACCGTGACCCCGGAGGAAGGGAGTTGCATATCCTTAATCAACGCGTTAAGTTGCTTGACCTGTCCCCACACCAAAGGCCGTTGGGTGAAAGCTCTCCCACCGATCTGGTACTTCCTTTCCGCATTTTGTTCCGACATCGGACATGCCTCCTTTTACACAGAAACGGTTAGTAAACAGACGTGGAAGAACCCAGCACTGCCCGAAGTGCCGACGCCTGTGCATCATCGTTGTAATAGGCCTCGAAGGGAAGCTCCACGACGACGCCCTGCGGCCCGCCCACAACAGGGGCCTGCGGCTGGAACTTGATCTCCGGGAGGTAGAACGTGAGTCGCTCATTCCCCGAGGTTCCCGCGCCCGTGCCTTTCGTGAAGATCAGTTCGAGCGACGTCTCCGTGTTCGCCACGGCGAGCTCGTACATCGTGGTGCTCTCGAACAGGCAGGTGAGGGTTCCAGACACCTTCGCACGACCTGCCGGCATGGAATACCGCTCCCCAGTGCCGTCGATGACGTACGTATTCCCATCGAGGTTATTCTCGAGGGTGATGTCGATCTGGGTGGCGATACCAACAGATACCCCGCCCTGTTTCAGGGTGCACTCGAACCCGTCGAACGGGGTATGTCCGAGGTCGGTGACCGACGCATTGAACGAAGAATTGCCGACGGTCTCCTTCGCACCCATAAGACTGACTGTGCAATCGACGAATCCCTCGGATTTCGCGGACATCCTGAAACTGTTGACCCTGCAGCCGTTGTACTTGAAGTACTTGGCCACGGCGAGATCCGTAAACCGTTTCTCAAGACACAAACCCTCTGGGAGCTGGCCGATCTTGAAGATGTGCTGATAGGCCTCCCCACTGGCCGCGGACTCGTAGTAGCCGAAGATGTGCCGGAAGAGCCTGCCGTACTGCGGGGCAAGCTCGAAGTTCAGGTCACCAGTGACATCCATGTTGCCCCGGACCGGCGACTGCGGGTTCCTGCTGGAACGAATCGTGTTGGAAGAAATGAGGTTTCGATTGAGGCGGAAAGACTCACTCACAAACGGGAGAATTTGTGCCTCCCCCGAAGTGGGCGTAGTCTTGAAGGCTGGCTCCGCCTGATAGATAATGCTTACGTTTGAACCTTGCTGCTGAGCCATGGGCAACACCTCCTATCCGAGTTACATAATTCCTTTTTCGTGTCTGTAAATCACCATATAGTCAACGGTCATTCCCTTTAAGTACCTTGACGGGTCGACCGTAAACATATCCGACCCGATACGCACAGAATAAACCGCATTTCCGTCCAACGTGTAATGGTTATACATCTCCTCATGAATGACTCTTAACAAGTCCTCCAAATCCGTATCGTCCTTTGCCCAAACCTCCAGCGTAATGTTCCATTGCCAGTTCTCTTGCCCGATAACAGCACGATCATCAGTAAGGCGAAGCTCCGTTCCAGAATAAACAAATACGCACGGATATGGAGTAGTTTCTAAATCTACCGGTGTGACTCGGTTCAGCTCAACATGGTTAAAATCAGACAGACCCGAGAGCCGTGTCTTGATGTAATCGAGGATGAGCTGACGCTTAGTTTGCCCCACTAGTTCTCCTATCTATTTCTTCCTGAACCGCAGTTCGAATTTCATTTACAATAAAAGGTCCCTGTAGCGCTGCAATGTACTCTGGCCAAACACGAGTTCTTTGCGTAACTTGTCGTTTTAAAACGAAAAGGGGGACTAACTCCTTGCCACTACGCTTAAAAAGTGTGTCCCCTATACGAAAAAGTCCAGGAACATCTCGTAAACTACCGACCTTTGCATACTGAGCCTTAAGTAGACCCTTAGATGTCAACGCCGCCGTTAAAGGGATGGCAAGGGCCTGGCCACGTACAGGGGTTATCACTCTTTCTTGGCCCCTGGGACCGACCCAGGCAGTTGTATACTTTGGGGTGTTCTCTCCTATAACCATTCCCCCAGTGATGGAAGCAGCTTGCTTTTTGGTAGCAAGCGGACGAGTACCCTTTCGTAACTCACCAGAACGGATACCCAACTTTGTACTACTCATAGGACCGGATAGATAAACAGTGCGAACAAACTCGGTTAAACGTCGTGACTGCTTTGTAACTTCCGAAAAAAGCGTTCGGTCAATCCATGCTGGTAACTTACTCAGCAGTTGAAGATTTTGTGTTGAGACTTTTACAGTAAAAAGTTTCATATCTCCGAAGGTGATCTTCGATGATCACGAAGGTACGTTTTTACTTCCGGAAGTAAATCCAAAGGGAGTGTTGATGTGATTGAACCATCAGGGGTTGTTATCCCGCGAACACCGATGGCATCCCTTTTTCGGAAAATAAATGCACACTGCAAGAGGGTTGCAAGTTTAATATCGTCAGGCACGCCAGATAGCGATGCTTCAGCTACGTACGAAGAGGAACGAACCCAAGCAACACCCGAAGTTCCTGCATTTTCCCAGTATTTATCATAATCCGGACCGGTAATGGGTCGTGTATCCACCTGTGCTGTGTGTCCCAAAATACACCGGTAGTTTAACCCGTCTGTTCCTAAAACCTCGGATATGGCAGTTTCGGCATATCCCCCTGTCCATGTAATAGAAACTTGTTTTGGTTCATTACTCGTCAACGAACTCTGAAACTCGATGAGTCCACTTTCTTCCCAAACCCAAAAATCGTCATTTATTGTTTGTGCTGAACCATCATATAAAACTGTCAAGGTTGCTGTAAGATCAATGGGGTAGGCGGGCAGATAATACAACCGCCTACCCGCATTGAAATACTTAGTTCGTTCAGTTTTTAACAGATTTCTGTTGAGAAAACGCTCAATTCGTGAAGACACTTGATCCAAAATCATTCCAAGAAGAACATCGTGAGTCGTATCAGACTTCTCTAAGAATGTCTTGAGTGTCTCCAACGAAATGATCTTCATTTATCTCATCCTCTGCGCCTGAGACCCGCTGACTTCCCGTTCAGGAGAGCTCTGTTGGGCGACCCTTCAGGGAAAGACACACGGGGATCTTCTTTCGATTGTTCCGGAGTAGGGAGCTCCTCCGGAACATTCTCGATCTGATGCCCATGTCGGCGGGCTTGTTCCTCCGTTAGATCCACAATCGAGCCACCGGGGTAGTACTTCTTACCCTCCAGGTTGATTGCGTACCCCTGACGTACCCGGTACTTCATACTAACAGCCTCCTTTTACCAGTTAACGGTTAGACCGGTACCGCCCGAGCCTCTCCCAGGATGCACACCGCGGAAATCGGGAACGCCGGGGTGCTGCCATCGATAAACTGGGGCGTGATGCCCAGTTTGATGTACCTCTCGGCCGCCAGCAGGCTCAGATTGATCTCCGTGTCGGTGTTGTTCACGGACGCGGGCTCGCCCGAGATAGACCCTGTGCCACCCGAAATGGCAGCGAACGCCCCCGTGGAAGTGGCGCACGTGTAAACGACGAGTCCGGCACCGATCCTGGTGGGGCTACCGGAAGCAGCCCCCACCTGTACCTGGAGCACGCACCCCTCGAAACCCTTCCGGTCGATTACTACCCCGAACTCCTCCGCTTCACCCGAAACGAATCTCGGGTAGAACGCAGGGGTTGCATGAATTTCCTGGCCAATATCTTTAATCATGGCTTCCTCCTTACGGATATTTTGCGATTTAAGAATGGGGGTGGGGTTGGTTACCCACCCCCTCGAGATCTACCGTTGACCGTTATCAGGTCGCCTTCGCGTCAGAGATGAGACAGAAGGACTGGTCATGCCGGACGCCGACATCGACTTCCTGCAGGATCCTGATCCAGGTCTGGTCCTTCTCGAACGCATCCGAGGTCTCCTGGGAGGCCATGATCTCCATGCCACCCCACTGGCCGATGATGAGCTCCGCCCAGTTGCCGAAGTAGACTTCGGTCAGAGCCGTTCCGTTGTTCTTGGTCAGATTGATGGGCACCTGCGTGGTCATCGCGTACTTGTACCCCAGCCAATCCTGGAGCACCCGCTCCGAGATCGGGCTGATGATGTACGCGCCGGCGGTGTCACCGGAATACTGCGCGACCTTCAGCTTGAGCAGCTTCCTGCGGATTGCCGGATGGAAGACGAAGCCGAGGTTCCCACGAAGGGCGTTGTCCGAGGCCAGCTCGTACTCCATGTCGATCAGGTGATCGAACGTGAGATCGCCACCGTCCGCGCCGATGGTGACCGTGTTCAGCGAACCACCGATCTGGGCAACACCCGTGGGCTGGTTGGCCCCACCCGTGCCGCGCAGGCCCGCGAGGTCGATCTTGAGGGCCAGGGAGAGTGCGATGTCCCTCCGCACGAGGGCTTCGGCCGACGGATTCGAGAGCCGGAGCAGCGTGTTGGAGAGCTTCACGAGCGCGCCGACCTTCTTCGGGGTCAGACTGATCTGACCGAGGGTCAGCTCGCTTTCCGTGATGGCCTGGTTCTCACCCACCCAGTAGGCGGTGGAAGCAGCCGTCTGCTTCGGGATGTTGACCGGGGAGCCCTGAAGGTCACTGAGGACCGTGGCGCCCGACCGGATGAGAACCGACTCAGCCCGGAACAGTTCGATCAGTTCCGCGATGTAGATGGTGGGAACGATGTACGTGCCCGTACCGGACAACGCGGCCATCGCCTTCTTGCGCGTGTTGTCGAACACCTCCTTCTCGAATCCGGCATCGTCCCAGTTGCCGGACTTGATGGCCCGAATGGCCTTGAAGAAGGAGAACG